TGCAGCCCGAGAATCTGGCCTTTGCCAAGCGGCTCAAGGAATTCATGCACGCGAAAGGCATGAACGCCTCAGATCTTGCCAAGGCGATCTGGGGCACCACCCTGGACCCGCGGGGATATCAGGTGGCGCGCAACCGAGACCGAATCGGCACCTATCTGGCCGGGACCGGCCTGCCCTCTCCCGAGACCCTGCCCAAGCTGGCGGCGGCTTTAGGGATCTCGGTCGACGACCTGCCGGCGCCCCGGCGCAACACCCCGGTGCGAGATTTCTCGGGTGCTGCCGATATCACCTTCACCATCCTGGCCGATCATCCGGGCATGTGCTCGCTGCGCGTAGCCCGGGTGTTGCCGATCGAGCTCGGCCTCAAGATCGTGGACCTGCTCACCGCAACTTTCAAAACCACCACAGAGGACCCGGATGAACCTCCTCACCCAAGACGAGGTCGCTAAGCGCCTACGCTGCAGCACCAAAAAGGTCGCGCGTCTCCGGGCCACCGGGGCGCTGCCTTTCATCCCTGGACGACCACCCCTCATCCGCGAAGAAGATCTAAACTCATGGCTCAACACCACATCGGCCCAAACGGCAGCACGGTCGCGTCTCGTGCACTTAGCGAAAATTCGGTCCTCCGGACCTCACGGCTCAAAGCCAACGAGCAAGGTTACTGGCAAATTGTCTACAACATCCGCGACGAAAAAACCGGTGGCTGGCGCTCTAAAACCTTTTCCACAAAGACTAAGGATCACGCGCAGGCTGAGAGCGAACTCAACGAGTGGCTGACGCAGGCCACCGAAAGCGAGCAGGCGACCGGTCCTCGCACGCGGGTCACGATCACTGACGTGATCGACACCTATCTGATGGGGCGCAACGTCCAGCCACCGATGTCGTTGTATTATATCCTCGCCCAGGTGAAGCCCATGCTCGGTGGCTTGACGCCCGCAGACCTGACCGATCAGGTCATACGCAACTACAAGACCGCCCGCACCAACCGCCGCACAGGTAGCGCCTTGAAAGATGGTTCGCTCAGGCGAGAACTCGGCGCCCTGGTGGCCGCGCTTAACTACGCGGCTAAGAAAAAGCTGATCGACCGTAGCGTGGTGCCGATGATCGAACTGCCGAAGCAAAGTCATCCCCGCGTGTTGTTTATGGATCGGAAACAAGAGCAGTTCTTTTGGCAGGCCGCACAAAGCGAGGGCGGCGAACTCGCGTTGTTTGTCGCCCTCGGCTTGGAAACCGCGGCCCGCAAAGGCGCAATCCTCGGGCTGACCTGGGACCGCATTGACTTCAACGCACGGCTGATCGACCTGCGCGATCCCGCCATGAAGGTCTCCCGCAAACGCCGCGCGGTGGTGCCGATTTCCGATCGCCTGTTGCCGATACTGCGACCGCACGCGCGCCCGAGTGGCAAGCTGTTCTCGCAACAATACCGGCGCATATATGACAAGTTCATCGAGCGCATCGGGATGCCGTGGGCGACTGCGCATGTGATGCGGCACACCTGGGCCTCGCACGCGGCGCAGGATGGCGTGCCCTTGCTGCACATCGCCAAGATGCTGGGGGACAGCGTCAAGACGGTGGAGGAGACTTACGCGCATCTCCAGCCGGCGCACCTGCACGACATCGTCAATCGTCCTCGGGGGCTGGCGGCTTGATCGTGCTCGTCATCCTCGCCCGCATCGCCCTGGTCTATGCCGTGGTGTGGGCGCTGCAAGAGAGCACCGCTTTCGTCATTTCACAGGCGACAGCCACGCCTTACGCGTGGATGTGGCCGAGCCCGTGGAACTGTCCGCAGGGAAATTATCTGTGGGGCCTGCCACGCTGCACCCACTGGGAGAGGAGCACAACGAATGTGGTTACCGAACGTGATCGTTAAGGAGACCAGCAACGCGGTCAAAGTGTTTTACGTCGGCTATGCGGTGACCCGCTTGTGGGCTGCCGAGCGCGAGAAGGGCGAGCCTTTGGTGTTCTCCGGCTGGTATTGGGCCAACGGCACGCGCGAAGGGGGACCGTTCAAGTCACAGAGCGCGTGTTACCGGGACGCGTGGTTCAACGTGGTGCGCCGCGTCGCCCCGCCCGTGCTGCACGCTGACATGCTCAGGTTGGAGCGCCAGAGCGACCGCCGGCCTAGCACCCGCAAAAGGAAAGCCACATGAACAAGCAAGACACCGCAAAGGTCAGCGCCGCAATCCACGCGCGCATGAAGGCGCTCAAAATCCCCAGCGCCAGTGAGTTGACCACGTTACTCGGCTATGAACAGCGGCAGATGGTGCGGGTGTATAACTGGATCCGCGGGGTCAACGGTCCGAATGCGAGCGCGCGGAATGACCTGATCGACAAGCTGGGCGTGCCCGCCGAGGTGTTTGACGGAATCACCATAGTGCCGCACGGCAGCGGCAGAGACAGACCTGCCAAAAAATCCAAGCCGGGACCGGCGCAGCGTGCGGTGGCGCTCGCCGAGCAGGTGCGAGCCAACGGGGGACAGGCGCTGGCGCTCAGTCCTCCCGCGCCGGTCATCTCGGACGTGTTCTCGTGCCGGGTGCGCTCAGACAGCACGATGCAGGTCAAGCTGGACGCGGTCCTGCCGTTCATACAGGGAATGGCGCTGATGAAATTCCTGTTGGACTTCGGGCTGGTGCAGGACCAAGAGCGTAGCTGACGACTGAAACGAAAAGGGACCGAAGCGCATAGCGCCTCGGTCCCCCTTCGTCTTTAGCACCCACTGCTAAATCCACCGACAGGACGCAAGGACACCACATCCCCGCGCTGCCATCGCTAGATATGGCTGATGTGCCCTATGGGCGCAAGTTCACGGCGACTTGACCGCGTGCGGCTCACAGGGGCAGGGTTTGTGTCTTGCGTGTGTCACAACCCACGGCACGCGTGACCCACCCCCACCGATAGGGAGCCAGTGCGATGACACGCACGGATGGCAACGCCCCCGCTTTGCCCTGGCCCGACACCAACGAGCAATTCCTCCGTGCGATCGCCGGTGACGCCGACTGGGGGCGGATGCACGTTACCGGGTTCCGCGGGGACCCGAAGCGTGGTGGCGCCTGGGGCGGCGGTCCCGCGGCCACGCGCCGGCTGCGCCCGGGGGACAACAACTATTTTACGGTCAGCTTGTTCATCGGCGGCAAGGTCCGCCAGGGACCCGTGCTGGAGCGCTGGGTGGTGCTCGGCGTGGACGACGTTGGGCCTAAGATCGACCCGGCTAAGGTGGTGGACCTGCTGGGGGTGCCGACCTACCGGATGGAGACCTCGCCAGGGAACGAGCAGTGGGGCTACAGGCTGGCCACGCTGGTGCGGGACGCTGGATGGGTCAAAGCCTTCACCAAGGCGCTGGTGGGCTTCCTGGTGGGCCAGGACGGCAAGGATCCGGGGATGCGGGATGCCACGCGCTATCTCCGGCTGCCGGTGGGGCGCAACCACAAGCCGGCATTCGCAGCGATAGGTGGGTTCGTGGTGGGGCTCACTCACTGGGCGCCGAACCTGGTGCTGGATCTCACACCCGAGATCTGCGCCAGGCTGGGCGTGTCCCCCGTGTCCCCCGATGGTGTCCCCTGCGAAGTCGATGGGGCAAAACCTGTCGAGGGTTTTGCCCACCCGGCTCCAGCCAGGTCGCTCGCGGGTGATGCAGCGATCGACGAGCTCGCCGAGCAGGACATCCTGTTCAAGGCGATGCGCAAGCTCGACCTGGTGCTCGGGGGACCACGCGCCACGGCGATGGGCCGCGGGTATGACATCTTATGCCCGTGGGTGGACGAGCACACCGACCGCGCCACCACGGGCACGGCGTATGTCCCCGTGTTGCAGCGCTTCGAGTGCCACCACGGGCACTGCCGGGACCGCACCGCCGAGCATGTCGAACAGAGGCTGGAGGAAATGCTTCGCGAGGAGAGTGGCGGGCTCTCGGGGCTGATCGACGTGGCGTTCGATCCGGTGGATCCGGCGGATGTGCCGTTGCCGCCGGCGCATGTGGAGACCGACGACGAGCGGGCGTTCTTCGCGCGGTTCGTCTACCTGCGTCCGCGGGACGCGTTCTGGGACGTGGACAAGCAGGTCATGCTCAAGGACCGGGCGATCAACACCGAGTGGTTACGCCGGCTGGCTGATGTGCTGCCGATGACCGGAACGGGACGGCAGCGGCGGCTGGTGCCACCGGGCACTTGGTATCTGCATGACCGGCGAGGGCGGCATGTGGACGGGGTGATCTGGTGGCCGGGCGAGGCACAGATCGTGCTGCACAATCGCCAGCGGCTGTGCAACCTGTGGCGCCCGGTCCCCCGTCCACTGGCTGGCTCGCCAGTGGACGACGACGCGGTCAGACCCTGGCTGGACCTGTTCTGGCATGTGATCGGTGGCGCGACCCTGGAGGAATGGCAGCTTGGCCGGATTGTGCTGGACTGGCTGGCGATGGTGCTGGGGAGCGGGATCAAAGGCGGCTGGCAGGTGGTGGTGACCGGGCAGCAGGGGATTGGCAAGGACCTGATCCTGTTGCCGGTGATGAAGGCACTGGGCGAGCAGCAGGCCCAAGTGCTGCGCGGGGACGCGATGGCGTCAGGGTTCTCGGAGTGGATGGCGCTGCGCTTGGTGCAGATGAACGAGACCCGGCAGACCACGCGGGGGTCGTTCACGCCGCACGACCAGATGGCGCGGCTGAAACACGCGTTCGACCTGGGCAAGGAGTGGTTGCCGATCAATCCGAAATACGGCGTGCCCTACCAAGCCCGCAACACGGTGATGGCATGGATCACGTCGAACGAGGCGGTGCCGCTACGGCTGGAGGAAGGGGACCGCCGGTTCCTGGTGCTGGATCGCGCGCACGTCACGCGCTGGCCATCAGGGGACTATGCGCGGCTGGTGCGGTGGTTCGAGCAGCAGGAGGGGCTGGCGCTGGTGGCCGAGTGGCTGATGTGCCGCTGGGAGACCATGCCCGACGCGCGCAAGGCCGTGCTGAGCGGGATTGCGCCGATGACCGAGGCCAAGCAGGTGATGATCGAGGAAAGCCAGGACCCGGTGGATGTGTGGCTGACCGAGACCATCGCGGCGGTTTATCCGGCGGTCGAGGCGATGCCCGATGTGGTCACGGTGGACTTTGTCAGGGACCGCATGTTGCAGGCGCAGCGCGAGGGACGGTTCAGCGTGAGCCCGACGCAGTTGCACCCCGTCAGCATTGGCAGACGGTTGGCTCGGGTGGGTGGAACACAACTGTTTGATGGGTCGCCCGTGCTCGTGCAAGGTCGGCAGACCCGCGTGTGGGCGTTACGATTTGTTAAAGAATACAAACTGTTGGGTCGCGACGAAATAGCCAAAGTCGCAAACCTTTTGGGTCCGTCCATCGGACACAACACAAAGCACTAGGAAACAGTAATCTGTAACCGAAATGTAAAACAATCTGAACCTTAGAGAAAGCTAGAGTTTTACAGATTTACAGATCAGTCATTCAGGAATTCTATATAAAATGATTTAGTTATCTTGTTATGGAAAATAACGGTCTTGTTAAAAAACTACACAAATCGCACTCCCTCTCTCTAATGGGGTGATCTGTAAGCCGTATATCTGTCTTTGTTGTGTTTTTGGCTGATGTGCCGCGGTGAGTGGCTGATGTGCCACAGTGGGTGGCTGATGTGCCGCTGGGACCGAGGTGCGGGCACGCCCCCGGCGGTCGCGCGGGGGACCGGTGGGGACGGCGCTGGGCCGTCCCCCCGGTGGTTAGAGGCTGTTCCAGAAATCGCGGTAGATGAAGCGCCAGACAATGCCGGTCACCACCACGGCGGGAAAGGTCCAGCCGGGGTGGCCGCCATAGAGCAGGCCCACGTCCCAGGTCCGCGCCAACGCTGTCCCGATCAGCACCACGGCGAGGTAGTAGAGGCACTGGGCGCCGGTCACGGCAGATGGTCCTTCTGCATGTCCACCAGCCGGCGAAGCCATGCCAGGGTCACGCGTGCGCCGGCACGCTGGTCTTGCGGCATGTTGGTGGTCTGGTATTCCGCCAGGGCGAGGAAGTCTTGGACGTGCTCCCGCGCGGCACCCTTGCGGTTCCAGGGGAATTGCAGGTGGCGTGACTGATTGATCGGGGTCATGGTGGTGGTGCTCCGTGGGTGGTGAGTGCCCGGGGACGCCATCGCCCCCGGGATTAGTCCGCGGGCTCTAGCGCCCGCGGTCGGCGTCCTCCAGCATCCGCACCAGGGTCCCCAGGCCGGTTGCGGCAAGCTGGTTCATATCTTCGATATTCACGCTGTAGCCATCGGGGAAGGCCTTGATAACCTTCTCGCAGTTCATGCCGATGCCGACGGCTTCAACCCCCATACTGGCGGCGATGCGGCAGGCGCTGGTCACGGCTTCCGCCCTGAAATTGCACTGGCCATCGGTCAGCGCCATGACGATGCGGCGGGTGCAGTGCGCAACCTCCCGGGTCATCTCCGCCCCCGTGATGATGGCAGGAGCGAGGGGCGTGCCCATGAAGGTTCCCATGGTGGCGATGCGCGCGGCGGCATCGCGTGCCGGGGTGTCCCAGTCCTTCATGGTGCGTAGGTCGCACTCGTCATAGCCAGCGCCACTCGGCGAAGTGAAACCGACAACCGCCACCTTGGCGCCCGCATCTTCTGCGGCCTTCACCAGCGCCCATGTGGCCAGCCGGGTCATTGGCATACGCTCGCCCATGTCCATGCTGGATGACTGGTCTACCAGCAACACCAGCGCGGTCAGCACGGCAGGGGTGTTCTCGCGATGGGCGTAAACGTCGGGCGCACCCGTCCGCATCCGCACCAGCGCGCGACGGTCTAGCCGTCCGCTGGTCTCGTGATTGGTGCGGCGGGATTGCTCATCCGCCACCAGCATCCGCGCGACCTGCCCATGCAACAGGCCGCATCGGGGCATGGCGCTATTGAGCGTCTGCACGGCATGGGTATTCATGTCGGCGGGAAAGCGTTGAACTCGCACCTGCACGACACGGCATAGCGGCAACAGGTGGGAATAATGCTCGCGCGGGCCGTCCGGGTCCTCAATCCCGTTTCGTTCGGCCAGCGCGCGGACCATGTCCTGCATGGTGTCAGGGTCGATAGGCTCGCCCTCGGGCTCGGGCTCGGGCTCGGGTGCCCCGCCCGTGCTTTGGTCGCTACCAGCGCCCGGCTGGTCACCTATGGCCTCGCTCTGGCCCTCCTGGGCCTCCTGGGGCGTGCCTTGGCCCTCCTGGCCCTCCTGGGCCTCCTGGGGCGTGCCTTGGCCCTCCTGGCCCTCCTGGGCCTCCTGGGGCTCGCCCTCGCCCTCGCCCTCGCCCTCCTGGGCGTCCTGGGGCCCGCCCTCGCCCTCCTGGGCGTCCTGGGGCTCGCCCTCGCCCTCCTGGGCCTTCTGGGCCTCATGGGGCTCGCCCTCGCCCTCCTGGGCCTCCTGGGGTTCGCCCTGGCCCTCCTGGGCCTTCTGGCGTTCGCCCTGGCCCTGCTGGGGCTCCTGGGGCTTCTGCTGGGCTTCCTGGCGTTCCTTGTGCGCCATCTCGCACAACCGTATGGCCAGCCGCCGCACGGCTTCGGTGTTCTGGCACCCTGGCAGTTTGCGCAAGGCATAGGTCACCAGCCGCCGCACCGCGGGGGATAGGTCGCGCTCCAAGGCATGGGCTGTGGGGATGCTGTAGCCATTCCCGAGCCGTCCCAGCACGGCGCACACATACGGGAAGTGGGCACGCTCGGTCCCAATGGTCACACTCTGGGCCTTCGCCTTGGCTAGGGCTTCGGCGTGTTTCTGGGTCACTAGTGAACCCAGCAACCCGCGCAAAGCTGGGTAGTGCCCGGCTTCGATTTCCGCGCGCTCGATCCTTACATCCTCAAGACAATTCGTCAGATGTTTGACCTCGGCACTCGCGTGAACGGCGCGCATCCATGCGTTCCAGTCTGTGTGCATGACATGACAACATTCATGGGCGATATAACCGACGATGCGGTCAGCTTCGGCACGCGTCAGCATGGTATCGGCGGGCAGGGTGGGGAGGTTCAAGGTGACTGCTACGTTATGCCCCCAATTCACGCTAGCCGTGCTCCCGCCGTTGGTGGTGACGATGACTTGGTGCATCTGTCGGGTGCGTTGTCTTAGAATGGCGGTTGCGGTGTCTCCCGCCGCGGCCACGATTTCACGATACATCGGCATTTGTGGTGTTTCCCTTAGTTGGCGAGGCGAAAGTCAGCCGCCGCACGGCGCCCGGCTTCAGTGGGATTGGATACGCTCGGGTCAACGCCCTGGCGCGTGTTGGTCTGCCCATGCATGGCGAGTGCACGCGCAACGGTCGACGCGTCGATTGCGAGCGAGCATTGCTGGCGGATTGTTTCCTTGTCCTGATCGGGTGTGGCGTTGAGGATGGACACAAGGAATGCGTCGTCCGGGTTGATCCCGTCCGTCAACAATTCTGCCCAGGCGAACAAGCGCCGCAGTCCTATCCCCGCGGTGATTTGTTCGGCGTCAGCTGCGGCACGCGTCAGCGTGGCAGCCTTCACCAGCAACTCGGCGAGGGCTGGCGTGCACCCTGATACGCGGGAGCAGACAACGGATATTTCCTGCATTTCCGGCAGAAAGTGGAAGTCAATTCGCGCGCCAAAGCGGTCAAGGTAAGCCATATTTAACCGGTTTGTGTCGGTGTATCCGCGGCGTGCACCCCCTCCCAGTCCATTGGTGTTATCGGTTGTCAGGAATACGACACCAGGGGCGACGTTGATGCGGCGTCCCTCGCGTTCGCCTAACCACAGAACGCGCTTTGCGAGAACATTCTGCAAAACGAATAGCGCCCCTGGCCGCGCCAAGGATGGTTCGTCAATGCATAGGATGCAGCCTGCGGTCTGAATGGCACGCGTCAACTGGCCATCTTGCCAACCGACTTTGTCCCCCTCGGGCACGGTCATCCCCACAAGTGTTGGACCGTCCGTTGATGCGTCGCATGAGATCAACGCATACGGGCGCCCCAGCCTTGCTGCGAGTTGTTCGACGAAGTCCGTTTTGCCAGTTCCCGCCGGACCGAACGTGTAGACGTTGCGACCCCGTGCAATTTGCGTCAGGGCAATGACGGTCTCGCGCTCGGGAAACACGTAAAGCGGGTCGACCTTGGGCGTGTCAGGGTGCGCACCGTCCCACAGCTGGGCGGTCTTGTTCGCGTTCGCACCGGTCACGCCAAAGGCAGCGCCCCAGGTCACGGTCTTACCGGTGGGGCGAGACTGCACAATCCCATGGGTGACAGCCGCTACAACCGGAACCTCAACAGCCGGCTTGCGAGCCTCGCGCACCAGTTCACGCAAACGCTCGTCCAAAGCGCCGAAACCGTTCCGGGTTATGTCATCGCGAATAGCGGCAACTTCGGCGTCTATGGGGTCAATCTCGGTTCCCTCGCCCTCGGGCTCGTCTGCGGGCTCGTCCCCCTCGGGCTCGTCCGCCGCACTGGCAACGCCTAGCGTTTCAGCATGGGCCTTGCGCGCGGTGTTTAGGATGGTGGCGCCGTCAAGCCCTAGTTTGCTGGCCAGCGCCAATAGTTCTTTGATGGTAAGGCTTCCGACCGCCCGCGAACCCTGCGGAAAGGCGGAAAGCATGTCAGGATGATTGCGGATAGCGTGGCGCAAGGCCGCGCGTCCGAACGCTCTGGGTGTCATGTGGTGTTGTCCTTGTCGTGTGGTGTAGAGTGGGTGTTGCCGAGTTGGCGAAGCCAACAAGAGGGACACAACTAAACTTGTCAAGGGTGCAACGGTTAAGATGAGCGAAAATACTGGGCAAGTGTCGCGGCGGCCACAGTCGCCCGCATCGCTGGCGAACCTAGAAAAACGCGTGCCCTGGGCAGACCAGCGCAAGTGTATCCGCTGTAACAGGACGGCACGGCGAGCGTCCCCGTTCTGCACGCGCCATGCCGGGCCGGGCTATCCCATGCCACCGCGCGCGGGTCGCCCCGAGCGTCAGCTATTGGAAGGCATGGAACGGCTCGGGCTCCTCCCCGAGGATCTGCTGGCCACCGATGTCTGGCGCAACCTGACCGGTCTCCCGACCTCGGTGCGGTCCCCGATGCGTCTCCGGCTCGTGCTCATGTGGGGGACACGCGAACGCGAACCCCTGGCGTTCGCCCAAGCGTGGCGTCAGGCGATCGTGATAGGCAAAACCGGGGTCAAGCGGAACCTGGCAGCATGGTGCGACAACCGATGAGCAAGCTCACCAGGCCCACCAGGCGCACCAGGTCGATCAGGCCCACCAGGTCCACCAGGCCGATCGGGGGACCATCGGGGGACGTTGGGTCCCCGAACGTTGAGGGGGCGTCGGATCCAGGATATGCCATTTCGGCATTGAAGCGAATACTACGCTCGCGAGGGGCTACCGGAGCGGCCAAAGCGTCCGCGGCGCGCACCTTGGCGGAGATTGCTGGGACCATCGGGCGACATCAGCAAGCGCCCGTTGATCGTGCCGCAGAAGGGCGTGTCTCCCTCCTCACCAGGGCAGAGCTGGAACGCGAGCTGGCCCGCTTGCGCACGGTTTGCGCAGTGTCTCCCGCAGGGGACAAGCCCTAAGCCGTTGATATCGCTTGGGTGTCCCTCTCCTAAGCATGGGAGAGCATAGGAGGGTGACCGGTCTCCGCGCGGTCTCCCGCCGTCCCCCGGCATGGGCATCCGCCCCCTCCCCCCTGCCCGCGCGGCGCGCGTTGCCCTGTCATGGCCTTTCATACCATCTCCGCATTTCCCCACCTTTCGTTCTCTTATCGAAAGCAATCGTTTCCTACTAAACCAGTAGGATTTAAGCGGTAACAGGCTACCGATCACACGTTGCGAGAGAAAAACGGTCTGAGGGAGCCAAAGTGGCGCTGGTGTCACAGTCCTGTGTCCTGCTAGTGTCACAAAAGACACAAAGGGAAGAAAGCCCATGTCGGTCTCGGTCAAGCCGCGAACCACGGGCTCGCTTTCGGCCCCCATGCCGGCGCCGCCCGTGCGGCAGTTTTCGTTCACTGATTGGCAAGTCAACAACCCCACGTCCCCGCCGCCGGGAGACCGTCTAGATGCGGAATTCGATCGCGCGAATAATGCGATCGACGACACCATCGATTGGGCGTCGGTCTCTCTTAATACCGATGGCTCGATCCGCGACGGCGTGATCGGCGAGAACAATCTGCAGCCTGGTTTGTTCGACGAAATCGGTGCCGATGCGGTGGCCGAAGTGCAGCCTTTGGTGGATCAGGCGGCAGCATCGGCGGTTTCGGCCAGCCAGTCCGCTTTACTTGCGAATACTTCTGCGGCCAACGCCTCTACTTACAGCGCCCAGGCCCAGAATGCGGCGGGGACCTCCCTGAACAACTCCAACATCGCGGGAGACAACGCCCGCGCTGCAGGGCTGTCGGCTACCGCCGCGGCAACTTCGGCAACTGACGCGGACAACGCCGATAACCACGCCACGGGGGCGGCGGCAGAGGCTCAGGCATATGCCGATGTGACGCAGGCATGGGCCGAGCACATGCCGAACACCATTCCGCCGAACATTCTCGCGGTGATGGGTGTCACCGGGGACCACTGGTCCTCGCGCTGGTGGGCAAACAAGGCGGCCGGTGCGTTCGGTGCGTTGTCGGAATTGTATCTCGGTGTCTGGGCGGAGCCGCCAACCTCGACATCGACCGGTGATCCGATCCCTATCGGCGCGATCTACTACAACAGCACAAACGAAACGGTTTATCTCTGGAACGGAACTGCGTGGGTGCCGTTCTGGACCCCGGTAAAATCCACCTTCCTGAGCCTTCTCTACCGGGCAGCCGCCAACCAGACCGTCTTCCCGCTCGCGACGCCCGACCTGGGCGGGCATGTATATACGATTTCATCTACCAACCCCGAACTGGTGGATATCTACGTCAACGGTGTGCGCTTGCCTTCGGACACGCCCAACCCTGGCAGCGGCGACTGGACCCTGAATGCCGCCACGTCCACCGTCACCTTCCTCTCGCCGCTGCTCGCCGGCAGCCTGGTGCAGGTGGATATCCTGACCCCCTCGACGACAGTGGCCGGTGTATCTACGTTCAACACGCGTTCAGGCGATGTGCATCTCACCAGCGCCGACGTGGCGGCCGCCTCCGGTCTCCTGACCACCGGCGGCACGATCACCGGCGACCTCACGGTCACCGGATCGCAGATCATCGGCGGCACCCTGGTGGTCAACGGCACGGCGCTCTTACATGCGGCCACGGCGACCACGCCCGGGGCCGGCGACAGCAGCACCAACATTGCGACCACGGCGTTTGTTACGGCCGCGGTGCCTCTGGCGTCCACCACCCTGCCGCTCATCAACGGCAGCAGCGCCCCCGGCACCAGCACGCGCTGGTCGCGCGGCGATCACGTCCATCCGATCGATACGTCTCGTTACGCGGCGTCCAATCCGGCGGGATATCAGACCGCCGCCCAGGTGACCGCCGCCCTTCCGCTGGCGTCATCCACCACCCCGATCATGGATGGCGTGGCAACCCCGGGAACCTCCATTGCCTGGGCGCACGGCGATCACGTCCATCCGAGTGACACCTCGCGCTATGCCGCGTCCAACCCTGCGGGATACCAGACCGCCGCCCAAGTGACGGCCTCGCTGGGTGCTTATCTGCCGCTATCGGGCGGCAATCTCTCCGGTCCGTTGAACGTGACCAATGGACTGGGCGTGGCCGCCGCATCGGGCCAGGATGCGGCTCTCGTCCTCTCGCGTGCGTCCGGTCATGCCGCGACAATAGACGGTTTCACCGGCAACTCCCCGCGCTGGCAGGTCCTGCTCGGTGATGCCAACCCCGAAACCGGCGGCAATGCCGGCTCCAATTTCGCCATCGGTCGGTTCGATGACGGCGGCACCGTCATTGACCAGCCACTCGCCATCATCCGGTCCACCGGCTGGACCGTCATCCAGAACCTGGAGGTTCCCGGTCAGGTCGCCTGTTATGGCGCGATCACATGCAACGGCCAGGTGACTTGCAATGCCGTGATGAACAACAGCGGGACGTTCTACGTCGCCGGCGATTACAATTATTACCTTGCACGCAACCCTGCTGACGGTGCCTGGCGTTTTGTCGAAAACACCACGACGAACTTCACCGTGACAGTGGGCGGCGATGTCGCCGCGCGTGGTCACGTGTTCGCCGGCGCTAACGACACCTACATCGGCGCCTACGGCAGTGGCGGCGCCATGAACTTCCTGCCGAACTACACCCTTGCCTGCTCTGAGGACGGATCGGGCTGGTTGCGTTATTATTCCAACACGACCCTGCACACGGTCTGGCGCCCCAGCGACTGGTTGTTTTACAACAACATCAGTTCGGTTGCCGGTTACGGTGCATACATCGATCTCTCGGATGTGCGCAGCAAGCGCACGTTTGCCCCGGCGCAGACCGGGCTGGCCGAAATCCTGCGTCTGCTGCCGGTCATGTTCGAGCGATACCGCCGCGCGGCGGACGAACGCCCCCCGACTCCTGAACTCGGTTTCATCGCGCAGGATGTGCTCGACGTGATCCCCGAAGCGGTGGAAGCGATCGGCCTTGAACTGCCCGACGGCTCCGGCGGGATCGGCAGCGACGCGCCATCACTCGGCATCAAGACCACGCCGATCATCGCGGCCCTGGTGAACGCCATCAAGGAGCTGACCCAACGCATCCAGACCCTGGAGGCTCGCAGCGCATGACTTCGCGCCCCTTCGATTTCAGCCAGGCGGCGGCGGACTGGACCACCATCCTGCCGGACCTCGCCTCTCTCCCCGCCCCCGGCGATGTTCTCACCGCCGGCACGATCACCGGAACCACGGTCAAGACCAAGTTCGGTGCCGCCGGCGGCACGGTCTCCGGCGTATCATCCTTCAACACGCGCACCGGTGTCGTCACGCTGACCTCTGCCGATGTGACGACGGCGCTCACGTTCACGCCCTATAACAGCACCAACCCGGCGAACTATCAGACCGTGGCTGCCGGTGATGCGGCCTACGTCAACGTGGCCGGCGATACTATGGCCGGCCCTCTCACACTGGCCGCCGATCCGACAACGGCGCTGCAGGCGGCGACCATGAACTACGTCGATTTCAAAGTCTCCACGGTTGCCTCGGCAGGCGTCACGGCGATCAACTACAACTCCAAGACAGGCACCACGGCGACGGACCCCGGTAACGGTTACGTCGCCTGGAACACCGCCAACCAATACGATGCGACGCAACTCTACCTCAGCAACAAATCGGCGGTGCCGGTCACCGACTGGTCGTTGTTCTGGATGGGGCTGGGCGCCGGCCAGAAAATCGTCATCGAATTGCAGAGCGATCACACCAAGGTCGCCCGCTGGCTGATCGCCGGCAGTGCTACCAATCATGGCACCTGGGTCAGTATTCCCGTCACGCAATATGGCACGCCAAGCAATTTTCCGCTCGGCGGTGGCCTCAACGTCGTTGTCGCGGTGATCGGTATCGGCGGCGACCAGTTCATTCCATCGGACAGCGTTTTGACCTACGCACAGTTGCCTCCCGAAGTGCAGCAAGTGCCGATTGCGTTCCCCTTCAGCGGCAAACCGGCATCCGGCGCCCTCGTCAACGTCCCCATGGTGATGGCTTTGACCATCGCGGCCAACCTCACCGGATCGCAGGCCGTGGCCGGCACCACCCCGGCGTCCAATGCGGTGTTCATCCTCAACCGGATACACAGCGGAACGACAACGGGCATCGGCCAGATATCATTAACGGGTTCATCCGTTGCATTCAGCGGCACCGGTGGATCGCTGGCGGTGGGCGATGTGCTGCAACTGGTTGCGCCGATACCGCAGGATACGGCGCTTGCGGATGTCGGCGTCACCATACTCGCGGCGAGGGTGTGATGGCGTGGAGCTTTGGCGATGGGTTCGATCTGTATGCGACGACGGCCGATACAATCGCGGGCTATTGGGATAGCGGGACGACCGCTTCGTTCACTCTGCAAACAACCGGCAGATTTGCAGGCAGCCAAAGCATTCGTAACGCAAGCGCCACCACATGGCTGACGAAGTCCTCAGGCGTTAATGATGCGGTGCACCATATCGTCTGCGCATTCTGGCAAAGCGCGGCACTGACAGGCTCCACGCTGGGTCTGTATTTTCAACTGACAGACGGCGTCACAAACCAATGCTGCATCGTGTTCCGCTCAGACGGCGCGATCCTGCTGACTTCTGCCACACCGGGCGGCACGGTGCTGGCGACATATACCGGCGCAGTGACGGCACAAAGCACATGGTTCGCGCTCGAGTTCGAGGTCGTGATCAACAACACGAGCGGGGTGTTTCGTGCGCGCAAGAACGGCAGCACATCGAATGACTTTGACAGCGGCGCCACGCTGAACACGCGCCCTGGAGCGAATAGCTACGCGAACAAACTCACGATTGGAGCGGCAGGAGGTGTCAATAGCCAACAGATCGACGACCTTCTGTGGCGCAGCGACGCATCGAGCGTGGCATGGGCGGGCGATATCCGCTGCTACACGCGGATGCCGGCGAGCGATGCGAGCGTGCAGTTCTCGCGGTCGCCGACAAATTATTTCGCGCAGACAACAGGGAATGTCGCCAGCACAGCCGTCAGTGCGGCAAATACCATCCGCGCCACATCAGTTACCGCTCCCACGACTGGAACCCTGGTTAGCCTGTCGTTCAATGTTGGAGCGGCATATACCGGGCATGTGAAGATGGCGCTTTACGACAACACTGGGGCGAGTGGCGGCCCCGGTGCTCTTCTCGCATCATCTGTCGAACTCACTAATCCGGCCGCTGGCGTTACTGCCTTTTCAGTAACTGGTGGGCCGACCGTAACAAAAGGGACGATCTACTGGGTGGCGGTGTGGTCCGACGCGGGCATGTCTGGAACTGGCGGGGCGAGTCAAAGCATTGACTCGTTGTCATTGACCTACACAACATCGTTCCCATCAACGATGGCCGGTTTCTCGAATACTTCGGCTAACGGTTTAGGCTCCAACGGGATGAATGTCTCGCCGACCAACGCGGCGCTGGTCAACGAAACCCAGCAGGACGGCACCACGAGCTACGTCTACGACAGCAACCCCGGTGATGCCGACTTTTACAATATCGCATCTATCGCTAGCACACCCGTATCCACCATCGCTGTAACAACCCGCGCGTATATGCAAAAGAGCGACGCGGGCACGCGCACGGCTGCGGTGCAGATCAAATCAGGTGGCACTACGGTAGCCTCGCCTACGCTCACGCTATCAACCAGTTGGGGATGGACATGGCGCAGTGACATCACCGACCCGGCAACGGGTAGTGCATGGACGCCAACCGGCGTGAACAACGCACAGATCGGTCCAACGGTGGTTGCGTAGTCATGGCGAACACCGCTTTCAATCCGAGCGATAAAACCGCCAACATCACGCTGACGGGTAGCAATTTAATTGCAACGTGCAACAGTTCTGTTTTTGGCGGCGTTCGTGCCGTTGACCGACAGATTACGGGGAAGTTCTATTGGGAATGCACACATAATACCGTCTCCACGACGTCGGAAGGTGCTGGCGTTCTTTCTGCTGGCGCCCCCCTAAACGCCAGTTCTGCGTGGCAAGCCTCACCTGGATTTATCGGAGCGTGTGGTCTCGTCCGGGGTGGCGTCGTATACGTTGATGGAAGCAGTTCCATTACCGTTGGCGGCGCTAGTGGGTCAATCGCCTTTGGCACAATAACCAACGGCACTGTTGTCTGTCTTGCGGTCGATATAACGGCGAAGCTCATGTGGTTTCGCCTCGGCGCTGCCGGTAACTGGAACAACGTGTCGGGCCGCGATCCTGCTACCGGTGCTGGGGGTATTGCTATCAACACCCTCGGCGGCGCCATTCCTGTTTATCCGGCGGTGCTGCTGAGCAATAATCTCGACCAGATCACCGCTAACTTCGGCGACAGCGCGTTCACCGGCACCGTTCCAAGCGGTTTCACATCCGGCTTCACCGCAGGCGCCACGATCAACACCAATGCGCTCGCAACACAGATCGCCATCGAGCACTGGCTGACCACCAATCCCAACATGCAGACCACGCAGGTTGCGCTGGAACACTGGGCAACCGTGTCCAGCGCCGGCGTGCAAGCTGCGGTTACCCAGGTTGCGTTGGAACACTGGGCGAGCGTTTCTTCGGTTTCGGCCATCACCCCGCAAGCCCGCGCGATGGTGCTGGCATGAGCCAGCCAGCTAACGAGGTGAAGCAGAAGGAGATCGCACAATGGCTGTCGCCGCACCCCCTAAGCCGCCGCACCCGGTGGCGGTGTTCCGCGTGCTGAAAACCGCCTGGCGGAACTATCTCAAAGGTGGCAATGCGATGAACCTCGACATCGCCACCATCCCCACCACGGCGCACACCGCCGCAGTGGCGTTCTCCGGCACGCTCGCGTTCAACAACAACGTGCCGGTGGCACTCACCGCGCAGCTGATGCAGAGCGCCAGCGTTGAGGGCACAGTGGGCGCGCCTGTGGTTCGCACCGGGCCGAACACGGGAACTTATAGCGGTTCGTTCGCCGGCAACCTGATCGTCGCGGGGACCGCCTCGGTGGTCGTCAGCGGCACGTCTCCGGGTGCCCTCGACACCGTCACGTCCAACACCTTCACCGTAACCTGAAAGGAAACCCGCCATGAGCGGCAGCGATTACAATTCGCCCGTTGACGAGCCCCCCGGCAAAGATGGTCACCAGGGCCAGGCCAATCCGGACGAAGTGTTCCCGGTCCCCGAGTGGCCGCCCGGTGCCAACCCGGTGGGGACCAACCCTCCGGTGGACCCGCCCGTGGACCCGGCGACCGTGCCGGTCCCCGGTTCGGTGCCAGGTGTGGTCCTGGGCGAGGCGCCGAGCGCGCCCCCGGAGAACATCGACGTGCCCCATGTCTCCCAGTCGGGGGACACGCTCAGCTGCACGATGGGTAACTGGGTCGGCACGCCAGACAGTTACGCCTATCTCTGGACCATCGCGGGCGTGGAGGCCGACACCGGTGCCGCCAGCACCTATGTCGTGATCGCCGGGGATGCCGGGGGCACGGCCAGCTGCGTGGTGACGGCAACCAACGCGCTCGGCAGCACGGCAGCGCCGCCATCGAACAGCGTGGTGATCGCGGCACCCGCGGCGGCCTGATGACCCCCGATCAGGCCCGCTACGAAAGCATTCTGAAACGCCTGATCGCGGTGATCAAGGCGCGCGATGACATGCTGGCCTTTACGCGGCTGATGATGCCGACGCCGGGCGAGCCCGACGACCCGGATTTCAGCCGTTACGAGGTCCAGCGCTTTCATGCGGTGATCGCTGCCGCGCTGGAGGAGCTGGAAGCGGGCCGCATCCGGCGGCTGATCATCTCGGTGCCGCCGCGGCACGGCAAGACGCAGATCGCATCCAAGATGTTCTCGGCCTGGTTCGCCGGGCGCAACCCGCACCTGAGCCTGATTTTCGGCACCTACAACGAGAAATTCAGCCAGGACATCGGGCGCGCGGTGCGCGACATCATGCTGTCCCCCGGCTTCGCCCAGGTGTTCCCGGAGACCGTCCTCAAGGCCGAAAGCCAGGCCAGCGATCGCCTGGAGACCGTCCAGGGCGGCATCATGGCGTTTGTGGGCCGCGGGGGGACCACCACCGGGCGCGGCGGGGACGTGTTGATTATCGACGACCCGCTCAAAGATCGTCACGAGGCGGACAGCCCGACCATCCGGGACACGCTGTGGACCTGGTTCACGCAAGTTATCGCGTCCCGCCTGATGGATGAGACCGGGCGGATCATGCTGATCCAGACCCGCTGGCACCAGGATGATCTGGTGGGCCGCCTCACCGACCCGCACAACTCGTATTACGATCCCGAGGAAGCCGCCGAGTGGAAGATTATCGAACTCCCGGCGCTCGCCCTGGAGGACGGCACCGACCCGCTAGGCCGGCGGGAAGGGGAAGCCCTATGGGATGGCCGCTTTGGCCGGCAATTCCTGCTGGGACTGCAGCGGCGGGACGCGCGGGGGTTCTCCGCGCTCTACCAGGGCAAGCCGTCCCCTGCCGGTGGCACGTTCTTTTCCGCCAAGTCGCTGATCACCTATCGCCCTAACGACTTGCCCACCGATCTGCGCGTCTATGCCGCGTCGGATCATGCGGTCTCGCTGCAGCAATACGCGGACAAAACGTGCTGCCTGTTGGTCGGGCTCGACAAGGACGAAACCATCTGGGTGCTGTCGGACTGTGTCTGGCGCAGCATGAACACCGAACAGACGGTGGAAAGCATGTTGCGTCTGATGAAGGCGCACCGACCGCTGTTTTGGTGGGCCGAGCGCTCGCATATCAGCAAGTCGATCGGGCCGTTCCTACGCAAGCGGATGCTAGAGACGCAGACTTTTTGCACGCTGATCGAGATGCAGCCGATCGCCGACAAGCAGACCCGCGCGCAATCCATCCAAGGTCGCATGAGCATGGGCAAGTTGCGGTTTCCCGAGCGTGCCCCCTGGTGGCCGGCGGCGCGCGATCAGATCCTCAAATTCCCGTTCGATCAGCACGACGATTTCGTCGACGCGCTGGCCTATATCGGCCTTGGACTGACCTTGCAGGTCGGTGCCGGCATGAAGGTGCGCGAACCGGAACAGGTTGAAGGCACCTTTGGCTGGATGAAACTGCAGCGCGACCAGGCTGAACGCGCCACTAAGCAGCATTTTGCGTCGGGGGGCTGGTAATGGATATCGGGTTCATATTTTGGTTAATAATGTTGCTTTGGTTACTATTCTGGGCATTCGGGAACTTCACGCCGCAAGGGCAGCCCTACTGGAACCGGGGCGGCTGGCTGGTGGGGTTCGTGCTTTTCTTCTTGTTGGGCTGGAGAATTTTCGGTTTCATCATTCGAGGATGAACTGACTGATGAACCTGATCCTGCTTCTACTCATTATCATCATCTTGTTCGGTGGTTTCGGCGGATACTATGGCTATCGCGGCGGCTACTACGGGCCGCAGGGCGTGGGACTGATCGGCGTGGTGGTGGTGATCATCGTGCTGGCACTGCTGTTTGGCGGCGGACGTTTTCGGTGAAACAATGAGCGGATCTTTTATGACGCCTGGTATGATGGGTCCAGGCATGGGTGAAGGGCCTGCTTCGTCTATGATGCAGCTGGCTCCCTCGCCGAACCCTGCAGAAGGTATGGCGGGGGATCAGGACCAGAAAACCATGATCCCGCGCGACCCGCCGACGCCCGACGAGCCGCGGCGCAAGCTGGTCAAACGCTGGACCGACCGGGTCACCCGGGCGCGCAAGCACTGGGAACCGGTGTTCAAACGGATGCGCGAGAACATGGAATTCGCCGAGGGTCGCCAATGGCCTGACATGCCGAACGACGTGCGCACGCGCGACGAGCGCTACATCGCCAATATCTGCATCCGCCATATTCTGCAGCGCACGGCTGAGCTTTATCCCAACAACCCCAAGATGGTGGCGAAACGCGCGCCCAAGCTGACCAGCACGGTGTGGGACGGCTCGGCGGCAATGCTGCAGCAGGCGCAGCAGGCGATGCTGATGGCGATGCAGGCTGGAATGCCGCCCGATCCACACTCGCAACAGGTGCTGATGGACGCGCAGATGATGGCGCAGGCCGATCGCCTGCTCGATCGCATCGCAAAGACCCTGGAAATTCTTTACGACTACAACGTGCGCGAACAACCGTTCGATTTTAAGTCGTGCATGAAAATGACCGTGCGCCGCGCCATCGTCACGTCGGTGGGCTACGTCAAACTGGGCTTTCAGCGGGCGATGCAGATGTCGCCCGAGATCGAGCAGCGCATCGCCGACATGAGCGAGCAGCTGGCCAACATCGAACGCCTCTCGGCGGACCTGTCCGATGGCGAGATCGAGATGGACAGCGCTGATGCCGAATTGCTCAAGACGGCGTTGCAGACCCTGATGCAGGAACCGCAGCTGGTGGTGCGCGAAGGGCTGACGTTCGACTATCCCGACAGCACGTCGATCATTCCCGATCCGCGTTGCCGTTCGCTCAAAGGTTTTGTCGGCGCTGACTGGGTGGCCCAGGAGTATTTGCTGACGCCCGACGAGATCGAAGAAATCTACATGGTCGACGTGGGCAAAAGTTATACCTGTTACGACCACAACGGGGTGTCTGCCGGCTATCAGCCGTCACACTCGCTCGACCACTACACGGCGGGCGGCGGCGAGGACCAGGCGCAGCCGCAGCGCGCGTGCGTGTGGGAGATCTACCACCGCAAGGACGCAACGATTTACGTCGTGTGTGACGGTTATCCCGATTTCATCCGCGAGCCCGGGCCGCCGGAAGCCGATATGTTGCGGTTCTACCCTTGGTTCGCCTTCGTCCTGAATGAGGGCTACGACGAAAAGCGCCTGTATCCGCAGTCGGATATCGACCTGGTGCGTGACATGCAGCTGGAGCTCAACCGGGCGCGCCAGGGCTTGCGCGAGCACCGGCGCGCCAACCGCCCGAAAACTGCGGTCGCCGCGGGTATTCTGGAGGAGGCCGACCTCGCCAAGCTACGCACCCACCCGGCGAACGCGCTCTTGGAGTTGAACGCACTGGCGCCCGGCCAGAAGATCGACGATGTGTTGCAGGTGATCAAGATGCCGCCGATCGACCCGGCTGTGTATGACACTCAGCC